ATGAACTATAAACCGACCCCCGGCACCTACGGATATTTGTGGGCCGAAGGCTACACGGTCACGGCCTATTGTGACCCATGTAATCGCGTCGTCAAAGTCGATCTGGAGAAGATGCCCGCCGAGCAAAGCTACATTAATAGGCGCTGGCGGTGCCAGTATTGCCACGGGTTAGGACAGGCCAACTTAAGCCCGGATCATTCGCCGCGCGATTCACCAGCGGCCAAACAACGCGATATGGAGCGCGCCCGCAGGATAGAAGTGTTGGCAGAGCGGATGCGGCCACAAATGCAAAAAGCCGCCCGGCGCGACCCGAGCGGCTTTTTTGATAGGGAAAAATAACGTATCGCTGGTCCGGCATTAAAAATATGGCTATCGAAATCAGCCCCTTACAAAATTTCATAGTCCACTAACGCCCTTGTTAATTGACCATTCATCACTAGATAGGTATCACCATGATACTTACAGCGGTCTAGACCGGTCGGAGGATGTGTGAAGAGTAATGATCCTTGGCTGCCTAATGTGGCAACCGACAAACTGAGGGCAATAGCCCGAGACCCGAAATTCACCATCGCCTACAAACTACATGCCAAAGAGCGACTTGCAGAGCGCAACCTTATTGCCTCTGACGTATTGTACGCTTTGAAATACGGGTTCGTCTACGAACAGGCGGTCCCGGCGACTAGGCAGGGATTCTTCCGCTATCGCGTCGAGTGCAGAACTCCGAATAGCGGGAGCCGAGCCATAGGCGTTGTTGTTATACCCAACCACGTCGGCTGTTACATGAAGGTTGTAACGGTCATGTGGATTGATGAATTCGAGCGCAGGGACGGCTCGATAATTGGAGAATGAAAATGAGTGTTGTTGAGCATCACTACACAGAATGCGGCTTGATGAACGTGTTCATCAGCGGAATCGAGGTCCAGACCGACGATGACGGCGATGAGGTAATCATCGTTCCCGCTGTGAACGAGCTTCATCACGTCATTGCTACGGGCATTGTCAATCACCCGAAGGGCATCAGCGGTGATGAATTGCGCTTTCTGCGTACCGAAATGGGCCTGACACAGTCCGAATTGTCTGGTCTCGTTCACCGAGACAAGCAGTCGATTGGCCGTTGGGAACGCGGCGAAGTCGAAATCGACAGCCCGTCTGAAACGTTGATCCGCCGCCTTGCCATCGAAAAGCTTGGCTTGCAGGAAGTGGCGATTGAAGAACTGTCCAAGCGCAGCATTCCTACTGCGGAAACGCAGACAATTTCGATCCGTAAAGTCGAGAACAACAATGAGCCTTACGAACTCATTGCTGCGTAACGTAGTTTCATAGAGATGGAAAAGCCCGCGTTGCGGGCTTTTTTTATGCGTCAACCGGCCATGCGCCGGTCAAACCATTTATGAAAGAGCGCTTCGACACCACGCGGCCCGAGATAGGCCAGAAGCGCAATCAACCCGGTTGATGCAGGTTGACCAAGATCGGCATAGGCGGCAGCGCTTTCGCCGATGACCGCCATGCCGAGCGCAACCGGCAGTTCCCAAAACAGTTCGATGCCGAAGAACTTGCGGCGACCTTTCCGCGCCTCATTACCGTGCCACATGAAGCGGCCTAGCAGGGAGGCGATAATGGTGGTGAAGGCACCACCAACCCATGCATTCATCAGTTCGATGAAAGAGGTGTATTTTTCCGGCATCACTCGGGCTTTCCGCAATAGAGGGCATAACGTCCGCGATGCCGGGCGATATCAACAGCGGCGCTCCGGTCGTGGGTGATAAGGTAAGTGTTTGTTTCCGGGAGCGGGTTGATCGGCACAAGCAAATCGCAAGGCTCAATCGCCTTCACGGTCGGGCTGCACGCAGCCACCGAGAAGCCCGCACAAATCAAAATCGTCAGCTTGCAAAGCGCCTTCATCGATCTTCTGTCCGTCTTTGAGAATGGTGATACGGTCATCCTGGAGTCCGACCGCGACTTCAGCTTTTCCTGCCCCCTTGCCGACAAAGTAGGCGGGCGCAGCCATGAGAGCGGCACCGATAACGATGCCGCCCCCGATCAATGCAGCGTCAAAAATCCGCATCAGAGTTTCCGCCACGCGAGATAAACGGAGATACCGACGATGAAGACGGCGATTGCCATTCGCGCCCATTCCCCGGAGGAAAGCTCGCCCTGCTGCGCCGAGACAACCTCAACAGCCTTCGTCAAAGGCTCCTGTCCAACCGGAACGGCGGTGCTGACGCCACCGCCCAAAATCGCCAGCGCCTTGGACTTGGCCTGCGTCTCGGTTTCGGCGGTATATTTCTTGCCAGCGACAGGCCCCGCCGAAGGGTATTGTTTCCACGGCAACTGGAAGTGCGGGCCATCCTTAAAGGACTTCCAGTCACCGCCCCATTCCAGCGGAATGCCGAGTTCCTTTGCCGCCTGTTTCATGGCCTTCGCGAGCTTGGCATAAAGCGGCCAGTCCCAAACCACGCTACCGCCGACCAGCGCCGCCAGATCGACCGCATGACTGTAACCGTTCGCAGCCTTCAAATGTCGGCTGTTCATGGTCTTGGAAGCGCCGCGCGCAACCATGTCCTTCTGTTTTTCCAGCGTCCGCACACCTTCGGTCACCACGAAATCAATTTCGGTGATCTGGATGGCGCGCTGGACGATGCGCACTAGATCGGGATGCACGCCTTCAAGGCGCGCAAGGCTGCGTTGGGAAAGCACGTAACCCATTATGGTCTCCAAATTTTCAGGGGCATTATCGGCGGGATGCCGGTTAGTTCTCGTCCGTCCGCCCGAAGCGGCGCGGTGTCAGGAAAGACGAAGGCGTGGCCGGAGTGCCGGGCGCACTGTTCGGAGCAACCTTGCCGGTTGCTTTCGCGGCGTCCGGGCCGGAACTTGAGCTACCGCTTTCCGTGCCGGCCGATTTTTCAGTTGCGGATTTTCCATCATAAAGCCTGCCCGAAACCGCGACTTCGAGACCGCCTGTTTTCGTGTAGGCGGTTTTGGCCGTCTTGATGATGTAAGGCACGCCGTCCACGCCGGGGCGGATATCGGCGAAGAGCAGCGGCAAGCCCGCATCAATACCCGCATCGCCAATCACGGTGACAGACACCGAGCCTTCGCCGCGCTGCAATTCCTTGGCCTTCGCCTGCGCGGCCTTGTCGGCTTCGGCAGGCGATGCATAGGGTTCCGGCAAACGATAAATGCTATCGCCATCCGCATCCGCATCCGCGTCGATTTCAACACGTTCGGCCTTGTCGGAATCCTGATAGTAGGCCACGACCTTGCTGTATTTCGTGCGGTCGTTTATTTCGACTTTCAGGCTTCCGACCTTGATTTTCTCGGGCGTCAGGATGATGGAGCCGAGCGGCGCACCAGACGCAGACAAACCGGAACCGAGCCGCGTGAAAATCATTCGCCTTTGCTTAACCGCAAAGAGGCCGTTATGCCGCTCCGCCAGCCGCCGCAGGAAATTGATGTTGCTTTCGTCCTGTTGCGCCAGCCAGTCATATTCAAAGTCCGCAAGGTCATCATCAACGGCAGGGGTTAAGCCGCTTTCGCTGGCGATCTGAGACAGGATATCGCCGAGCTTCGTTTTATCCCATGACCTTTCCTGCCGCTCTTTAAGCTTTCCGCTGCGAAGGTCCGCAGCCTTGCCGGAAATCGACATTTTATAAGGTAGGCAATCGACATTGACTTTGTCCGCGGTGAAGACACCTTTCGGCACAAGATCGTCACCGAAACCCATCTTGACCGAAATGATGGCCCCCTTACGCGGGATCGCCAGAAAGTTCGGCGGGCCGTCATTCAATTCAATGTCCACCGTGTCGGATTTCATGCCCTCCTCGTCAGTGACGGTGAGGGAAAGCAAACGCTCATAGAAATGGCCTGCCACCGGCACGCCGTCGATACTCACTTCCACGCGCGGTTTCATGGTTAGTCCCAAAGGCTGGTCAACGGCTTGGCCGTGCTGGTGGCGGGAATGTCCGGCATGGTGATTTTCGTGCCGAGCGGAAGGACAGGACCGAGTGCGGCAAGACCCGGATTGGCATCAATAACGGCTTCGACCACTTTGGCCGTGCGCCCATAGAAAGCGAGGCAGGCGAGATCAACCGTCTCGCCCTGCCGTGTAGTGTAAATTGTCGCCATAGGGTCACCGGAAAAGTTCGGACAGGAAAGATGCAGCCCGATCCACCAAGCCTCCCGCACTGGGCAGGGTGCCGGAGCCGGAGCGCTTGAGAGTGATGGAATAGGCGTTGCGCCCCGCCTCACCACGGCGATTGATATAGCTGCGGTCCTCTTCCACGGTCTGGACCGTAAACATGCCTTGAATGACGCCCTGCGCCGCATCACCGGTCACAAGCATCATTTCGGTTCCGGCCATGGATGCGGCAATGATACCGTCAAGTTGCGATTGCCCGCCGAATTCTTCGGGGAAAAGCACTCCCGAGATTGTTACTTCGTCGGACGTGGGGCCGGTCCATTGCTGCTGGTTGAGGGTTTGGCCGACAGGTATATCTACCCAAGGCGTATTCACCTTACGTTTGACACCCTGATAGCCAAAGCCTAACCCCTCGAAGGCGAAGCCCCCGAGCATCATCGACGTAACGCCGGTCATACCTACCTCATTGAATTTTGCTGCCGCAGCGACAGCCGGTCACACAGATGGCAACGGAGTTAATCCGAGAACAAACCTTCTGTGCCCGCTGCGATCTGGTTGCCGAGATCGTTAGCCGCAGCCGCGACAGCTTCTTTGGAGTCGGCAACGCCGGTTATGGTGGCAGTCGCATATACCGTTACGTTCGGCGGCTGCGGGTTCACAACACGCACATCCTGTGTGGCTGTCGGCCTGTTCATTTCGGAGATTGAAGCAGCGTCAATCCGAACAGGGCGCACATTCAAGTCATCTGCCGCTTTGCCGGGAAGCGTGTCAGTAGTGCCTGCACCAATCCCAAGAGCACGCGCACGCCGAGCTTCATCAATTGCCAATTGTGTAGAAGTTCGGGAGGAAAGTCCGCTCTGGCTGTCGGCCTTCGTCAAGGGGTCATCCATGCCGAAAAGACGCAACAGGCTTTCCCTGTACTTCTTCTGATTGTTTACTTGGTCCTGAAACGTATCGCCGGGAGTGTCGCCAAGACCCTGAACACTTAACCCAAAAAGAGCCTGAGAGCCAAAGCCCTTGATCCACTGCGCGGCGCTACTGAACCAAGGAACCACGTCCGGCACGTTACTGCCGCCCTTCGGTGCCTTCGGCCCACCCTTGCCCGGATCACCACCAGCCAAACCCGGAAACTCGCTAAGGGTCCCAACGGTTTTTAAGATCGAAAGTGCGGTGCTTGCCCCGGATAACAGGAACAATGCTGCCGCCAGCTTGCGAATGGTGCCAGCCAGCAGAGAAATACCCATGCCCCACGCAAAAAGCTGGAAGCCGTAGCCGGACATTTCCGCAAAAAACTTGGCGATAGGGTTGTCCTTTATCGCATCGTTCAATTCGCGGATGGATGCGCCCCATTCCTTCGCCCGCATGAAGATTGCGCCAATGCGGTCGGCGGCGTTCGGATCAACGGGACCAAGCAACAGGTCGCCGAGATCGTTCATGAATTCCTTCATGCCGCCGGTATAGCCGAAGCCCTGCGCAAATCCCTTCGTGAAATTCGTGATCTGGTCGAAGATCGTCACGCGGTTGCCGAGCGTGTCCAGCACCTCGCCGATGCCCTGCGCGCCCTCGCGAATGGTCGGCAACATGCTGTCACCGATTTCCGCAAAGACATTGGAAATCTTGTTCCCAAGAAGGTCCAGAACGTTTTCCGTGGTGCTGGCGCGCTGGATGTACTCATTGAATGCCGAACCTGCATATTTCGTGCGGTCGGCCACGCTATCAAGCGCTTGATCCAAAAGCTTGATGTTGCCGACCAGCGGCATGAAGGCGCGCGCTTCGTCGCCGAAGAATTCGGACAGCAAGGAAACCTGCTTATCCTTCGGCGCTTTCGCAATCGCCGTCAGCACCTTGCGCATGGTGCCTTTCGCGTCTTTCTGCATATCCTTGGCAATAGACGGCAGATGCAACCCGAGCGCCTTGGCGGCGTCCCGCTGCGACTTCTTGGCAAACTCGCCTTTCGTCAATGCGCGGATGACGTTCAACATGGCGGTTCCCGCCGTGCTGGCATCCGAACCGGCGGAGATCATGGCGCTACCCATGGCCGCAAGTTCTTCTTTTGCGAAGCCGCCCATTTCACCGAAGGAGCCGACCCGCAACATAAATTCGGTCACGTCCTTCGCCTTGGACGCCATGTTGTTCGACAGGTGGTTGATGGCATCGGCCATGTCGCCGGTTTCGGCCACCGTCAAACCAAGCTGCGTTTTCAGCTTGGCAAGGCTTTCGCCTGCCTCACCTGCGCCGAGATCGAAGGCGATGCCAACGCGCGCGGCCATTTCCGCGAAGCTTTGCAGGTCTTCGGTCGCGATACCGCTTTCACCTGCGGCTGCGAACAGTGCGGCAATGTCGTTTGCCGCCAACGGGATTTCGCCGGACATGCGCCGGATGCTGCGGCGCATGTTTTCAAACTGTTCCTCATTGGCTTCGACTACCTTTTTCACGTCAGCAAATGCAGACTCGAAGCTGATAGCCGCGCCTGCTGTCGCTTCCAGACCGCGCGTGACGCCGAAGTAACCAGCGCCGAGCGCAACCGCCTGCCCGATCAAACCGCGCATTGGCGCGAATGCAGAAGCGGATTGCGCCCGCAGGCCGTCCAGTGCACGCCCGATGTGTCGCGCGGTGGCGGTTGCATCATCAATAAGCGAGATGCGGAGGCTGCTTTGCTGGACACCCATGGTCATTCTCTCATGATTTTTCGCAATTCCTTGGCCTTATGGAAGTAAGCCAGGAGTTTTCGGGCGGGCCACCGTTCAATCACGTCAAGCGGTGTGTGTGCGGTGCTGGCGACGTAGACGGCGATCAGCCGCCAGTCGTGGTCTTCTGGTCGTTTCCCAAAAGCGGTTTTGTCTTGGCGAGGATCGCCTTGAAATCGCTGCCCTTGATCTTCTTAAAGGCGGGCAATGGCACATCGGAAATGAGGGCCAGCAGCGTGACCATTCTGGCAAGGTCGGATGTCGTCTCATCCGCCACCAGCAAATCACCGACATCCGGTTCGCGGAAGGTCAGGTCGGTATAGGTCTTGCCGTCATGCTCGACGGGCTTGGCGAGCGTTGCAGAAATTTCGTCCATGGTATCACCTGAAAAAATGGCCCGCATCACGCGGGCCGGATTGGAAGGATTGGAAAGTGAAGGGGGTGCAAGCCGTTACAACAGCAAGGCGTTGCGGATATCGCCGAACTGCGAGATGCCGCCGACTTTGAAATCGAAATCATCCATTTCGTAGATTTCTTCGCCGTCGATTTCGAGCTTGTAATAGTTCACGTCCACGCCGTAGTCGTTTTCGGAAAGCTCGCCAGCCTTCCACGTCCCGGCATCCGGCTTGAAGACCCTGCCGCGAATGGTCATCACCGCGCTATGCGTGGTGCCATCCTCGTCCACCAGCGCGCCGGTAATCATGAACGGCGTTTCTTCGCCGATCTTGATGCCGTGCAGCTTCAAAACCTGCGGGTCCATGCCCGGCATCTTGAAGCTGAATTCCAGCGCGTTGTAACCGAGATGCACCTTGCGGGCCTTGATCATCCCGGCGTTGCGGACATCCTCGCGGACGGCTTCGGGAACCGGCGGCGTGATATCGCCGATCTGTCCGAGCTTGCTTTGACGGTCCGCCCACAACATGCAGTTCCGCAGGATGTAGGCGGGAAGCGTTTTTTGCGACATGTGGAAAGCTCCTTACGCGGCGACCGAGAGCGCGCCGATTTCGATTGCCCCGTTCACCTCGTCAATCAGCAACTGATAGCGGACGATGTTGCGGTGGGTGGTGATGTGGATTTGCTCCATGAGGCCAACCGGCTCGAATTCGACCCCAAGCAGGGTCTTGCCGTTGACCATCAAGGTCGGGTCGTTCTGGTCGGACAGCCAGACGCTACCGCCGAGAATGTCTTCGTTCTTCGCGAAGACACGCATGGCGGCGTTGCCGTCCTCGATAAGCATCTTGAAATTGCCCTTCGTGGTCTTGCGATCTACGTAGAGGAAATAGAGGTCTTCAAGAGACTCATTGATCATGTCGGCGGTCGCGCGCACGCTATCGAACTGCCACAGCGGATCATCAATCGCGAGACGGCTACCCCACGTCCTGAAACCGCCGCGCTCATTGATGATCGTGGCGACCTGATTTTCGTTCAGGTAATTGCTGTCATCGGGATAGGAGATCGTCCGCGCCACGCCGTCGATGGTGCTGATGATCTTGTTCGACACCGAACCGGAGAATCCTTCCGCAGATGCCACGACACGGGCGCGGACGCCAGCGAAGACAGCCGCAACAGGCTTCGTCACTGGCACGCCGTTGACGTTCTTGATCACCTTCGGATCGATGATGAGGATGCGCCCGCCATTGACCGTCTGGCGGAAGCGCACGGCTTCGGCGTCGGTCGTGTTCGGCCCTGAGATATAGGCGCGGGCGCGGATTTTCGGGGTGATGGCATTCAGCGCCGAAACGAAGGGGTTCGCCACGTCGCCGACATTGGCGGTGGCGGTCGGCAGCACCTTGCCAGCGTCCGCCCCGCCGCCCGTGAAGGTCAGGACAGGCGGTTCCGACATTTTCTTGCCGGGCGTGACGACCTTGACCGAAACAACCTTGTCGGCGTCGGCCCCGGTCCCCATCACGGCTTCCAGCGTCGGCAACGTCTTGCCGGGATCATTGCCGCCGCCCGTCGCGGTCACGACCGGCGCTTCGGTCAGGTTATCGCCCTGCGAAGTAAGCGCCACGGAAACAACACCGTCTTCGATCCACGCGCCAGTATCTCCGGCGGTGATAATCACACGCGGCTGATAGCCGGTCAGGGCCTTTGCGCGCAGCGCGGAATAGATGCCGGTCCGCGCCACCGGGTCGCCGATCAGGTTGTTTTGCAGCGTCGCCGGGTCAGCACTGTCGGGGACACGGTTGACGATGCACCAAGAGCCGCCTTCATCGAAAATGGTGGTAAGGTCTTGCAGCAGCGTTCCCGCCGCGCCGAGCGCAGTTGCCGCCGTCAACGAACGAACGATGGTCGGATAATCGAGAGGAAAGGCGGCAGGGTCCGCGTCAGGCGCGATGCCGTTGACGAAGGTAATGCCGCTGCGGGTCACGCGTGCGATTGCCGGGGTGTCGGTGCTTTCGACAAGCTTGACGCCATGATGATAGGACAGGTCAACCATTCGGCTGGTCTCCGTTGAAGTGTTCGCGTTTTTGAAAATTTGGTCCGGCTAAGCCGGAAGTAGGCCCCCGGGCCACAGAAACGGGTCAGGAGGTGGAGTAATTACCAGAGGCCATATCGGGCTTGAAGCATAGCTTCGATCTTGTCCCGCAGAACGATATTTGTATGGAGGGCGGCGTCTAACACGATGATTTCCGCGACCTCTCCACCATCTAGTTGACCAACGGCCGCGCCAGAGCCAACCGTAATGCCCCCAGCGTACAAAGTGGTCGCGATATTGGAGGGCGCGCTTACGACAGGAGTTCCAGCAACATCAACCACGCCTCGGTTGATCCGCAAGCCCACCTTGTTTACCGCCTCGCTATCGTAGCTACCAATCACAATGTTCGGGCCACCCTCGTAGAAGCGCCCGGAGTTCGCACTAAGATATCCGCCCGCATTGGTCGCTGGCGCGCTTGCGTTAACCGCAAATCCATGGACGCCATTGCCGGTAGACTGATGTACAAGAAATGTGCAGTGGCCGTCTGCGCTCGCCCCCCCTACCGGAAATGCGTTATCGCTTGGGCCGGAACGGCCAACCATCACAAGCGACAGCTTCGACGTGGCGGGAAGCAAGTTCGCGCCGCCGTCATAAAGCTGATCGTTCCCGTCGGCGAAGAAATATGCGGGCCGATTGTTGTAAGCGGGAAGTTCCACGAGATCAGGCATCCCCGATCTGCGCCGGATAAGTTCCGCTCCGGTTTTACAGCACAACCATCGGTCAACTTTCGCGCCGATATCGGCGCGCCACCAATGACGAACATTTGGATCAGCGAAGATTTCCCGCTCTCCCGGCGTTGGTAATCCAAACAACGGCAAGCCGTAGCTATCCGGATTAATGTAGGGTAATTGTCTTACAAGCATGATCACTCCAAATTAAAACGAAGACGCAAATGGCGTTCGAGGCAAATTGCCTGAAGCCGGTGACCGCGTGCGTTGAGATGGACCCCACCGAACCGGAAGGATGGGGGCGTACAGCCGACCGCTATGGCCGCAATGTCCCCAGGTGTCGGGACGAACGCAGGCTCAAGCCGTACCGCGTCATCAAGGGCGCGTTGACTTGCCAGATACGGACGGACAGGGCAGTAATCGACGCCGTATTCAACACGGAACCACGCCTCCATCGCGCGGATGTAGTCGCCAATGACTGAACCGGCGGCTTCGCTTTCACCCCTGTCAAGCAAGCCCCATACAGTAAAGCCGCCACGACATGCCGTGGTCGCCGCGCGGTAAATTGCCTGCACATCGGCAATGGATTTGGTGCCATCAACTATCTGCTGTTCGTCGTTGACGCCCATACCGATAAGTGTATGCGCCGCAAGGTCCCGCCAACCAACGTGATTGAATACATCCACATTAGCAGCCGTGACGGCTGCACCTTTTTCGTGCCTTAGGAAATTATACGCAGACGCGCCGGTACGTGTGATGCGGCCCCGAACGCGAATACCTGCATCGGTGACCAGCGTTACAGCGCGGGGGAAATAGGTCATGCCAGCAACGATGAACATGTCATCGGTCAATCCTGCCAGTGCAGTTACACCAGAGGCGGCGATTGCGCCACCGACCACCGTTGCACGAGGATAACGCGCTCCCATCCTTGCCGCTATCTCATTGGCGCGCTGGCCGTTCCCGCCCCTGTTGATGACATCGATACCGAACGCACTGGCCAAGCACCCAGTCCAACGGCGCGCGAGGAAACCGGCACCCTCCGCATCATCCAGATCGTCGCCCCACGTGGTGCTGTCGCCATACGCGACGATAACTCCGAGTTCCCCCGTGTTGCCAACCGGCAAAAGCTTGCCAGATCGAGCCTTGTGAACAAGACCATTACTGTCAATCGCGCGAACAATCCTGCCGGAACGGTCAACATCGACCTCCTCCCATGGAAGCAGGCCATCGGTAAAATCAATCGTCGGCCTCTGCTCATATACCAACGTGCCAGAAGCAGAACGGACGCTGTACCCATCGGCTCCGATGGCGCGAGAAACCCTGCCGGTCGCGTCAAGATCAACTTCCATGAAACTATTCGAAGGTGCCGCCAATGGATTTCCCGCTGCATAGAGAAGCTTATCGAGGGTTTTTAACTTGGCACCAACTTCAACGGGGTCGAGAGCATCCCCCGTTCTCCGCCAGCCGCCTTCCGCTGCATCCCAAGTATACTCGCCCCCGTTGCGGACAACGGCGCCTATTACCGGGTCGATATGGGTGCCGGTATCTTCCACCGAAACTCGGGCGGGCTGCATATTTCTCGTGCCAACTTCCTCCACGAGTTCCGCCCAAGTTGATGCAAGCTTGGTGCCGTCCGCCGCGGCCTGATACAGATTTTCAACATCCTCACGCGTTACGGCACCAATAACTTCACGAAACTCCGCCCCGTCTTCTGAGACGGACACGCCCTGAACAAAGTCTGATACTAGATATGTCTTGGCCGTGCCTTGGGCATCTATGTAAATAGGAACACGGTTCGCGCCGGATGGAGCGGAATTTATGCCTGCCAAGATTGGCGGCAACTGCGCGTTCGGAATGATACCGATTGCGGCATATGCCGCAGACCCGTTAAGTGCGGTGATCAGGGATTTACCGATATCCGTACTGCGAACGAGATACGCGGACCGCTCATCGACCTCATCCAGCTTCGCAACAAAGGCTAGAATACGCTCGTGGATGTCCCCCATAGTGCCATTCCACAAATCCCGGCTCATAAGGGTTTTGGGCCACGAGGGAATTTGGTAACCGTCAGACCTGTCTGGCATAGTCAAACACCTCGTCACCTTCTTGCTGGAGGATGGATTCCGCCACCGTCCCGCGCATTGTGATTTTGTTGAGCGGCTTGAAGGTGAAAGCCCCCAGCTTGACGCAGCGGGAGAGCTTCACCTCGTAGGATTTTTCCGGGTCAAATGAGAAGGCCATATCAATCCTTAAAGGGCAGCAATGAACGCGTCCTGCACGAATGGCACGGTCGCAACATTGTCGGTGGTGGAAGAGAGGTGCATTCGCGCGGCAGCAGCCGCAGCACCAAGCGAATATGTTGACAGGTAGGTTCTGCGGGTCGGTGTCACATCATCAATGGTGACCTCCGTTGTGTCAGGAGTAACGACAATGTCGCCAATCATGATTGCAGGGACGAAGGTGTGACGATCGGGGTCGAAGGAATCGAGAGTGTATTGCGTCTGCACACTTTCCGTCGAAAATCCGAACGGAAAACTCTTCGTGACAGCCCGCATAGTGCTGCGGTTGCGCGCAACCCGTGAAACCGCTTTCTGATCAAGCTGAATCATCGGCTGCAAGTCAGCCGTCCCCATCATGACCATGCGCAGTTCCACCGACGCCGGAAGCCCGACCAGCGGGTTCGTCGCCGGGTCCCCGTCATCCAGTTCGGTCCAGACGGTCGAACCGGAAGGCCGGATTTCCCAACCGAGCGTGCAGCCGCCCGGCACCCAACCGGCAAACAGCATGTCGATCTGCGTCATACCGTCTACAAGGTTCAAGGCCTGCATTGGAATGACAGTGCGCGGACTGCGATAGCGGGCGGCGTTCAGCCGGAAGCAGATATCCGTTTCCGTCGAACCCTGAGCAAATGCGCCGTCGGTTGTCAGGAACTGCGTGCCGCCCGTATACTTGTTCGACCCGGAGATATGCAGCGCATGCGCGCCGGTCGTCACGGTGACGAAGGCATAACGCTTCCCGCTTTCCAGCAACGTGATCGGTAATTCAACCTTGTTCCAGCCGACCACAAGATTGGCATGGTCAAGTTTGCCCTGCGCAAGCACGGCGTCGAAACGTGGCATGCCGCCGGTAGTGGTTTCCACGATAAATACATGGACATCACCATCAGCGCCGACACGGGCAAATGACAGGTCTAGACTCGTGACCTGCATGGGTTGCGCGACAAGGAAGGATTGGCCGTAGGTTGAGCCGTTAATACCCACTTCTTCGGTCACATACTGCCAATAGGGTTCGCTGTAGATTTCATAACGAACCTGCCGGACGCCGTATGTCTGGTGGCCGGGACCATAGTTTGCTCCGACATAGACCACTTCAAAAGTCTCGCCCCCGACATTGAGCATCTGCCCCACCCTGGAATCCCCGCCAAGGCCGGACCATCCTGCCGCGTTCTCGCAGGCGTGCATCGTCGGCCCGTAGGTCAGTCGGATACGGGACGCCTCCTTGCGGACAAGCGTGGTTTCCGTATGAACCAGCTGCGAGATGTTCAGGGTGCTGTCCAGCGAGGTGTTGGCTATACGCGTCACTTCGTCAAAAGCTGGCACCATTCGGCGACCGCGAAATGCAATCTTCGGATCGTCTTCCGCCTGTACTTCAAGCCGGGCCTGCGCTTCAGCTGCGAAACCAAAGCGGACGCCCTCTTCTATCCGCGCCAACCAGTCAACGTGCGTCGTATCCCAACGATCGGGGATAAGGCCGTCATCGAACACGTAGGCGCGCGCCTCGTCCGGCAAATCGACTTTTAGCCGGGCCGCGCCGATATCGCGTTGCATCTGGCGAATAATGACCGGACGAGGGATTTCGGTGAGCTTGCCTTGAATATTGACGATCTGCGTTTCAATCGTCTCGGTCCTCATGAACAAGCCGTCCAGATCGACTTCCAGCGCCGTAACGCGGCCCTCCACTTCGTAGAGGGTTTTAACGCGGTCGCCGTTGCCCGGCTCAATGGCATCGATGCCCGACGAGGTTAGCAGCACAAAGGCGATGCATGCATCAGTCGAGGCCACCACCGGCTTGACCGGAACCGGATTCGCATCGCCCGGCTGCACGATCAGTTCGACAACGCGGCGGATCGTTTTGGGCGTGGTGCGGTTGACGATGACGCTGGTTTCAGGATCGTCGGAGGTTTCGAACGGGCGTGTTGCTGTGTCCGTCACTTCCTTGCCACGCAGCAGGACGGCAATCCAACGCTGGTCGGAAGCTGCCGCAGGGATATGAAGCTGGAGGTTCACATCTGTCGGCGCTTCCTGCGCATAGACGATTTCCCCGGCGACATAGCGGCCAGCGGAAACAGTTATCTCCTGCACCGACTTTCGAGCGACGGTGAATGCTGCCCAATGCGCTGGATAACCGATGGCGTTCCACCAAATGTCATCCGTTGCGGCTTGCGCCTGCAAACCAATAGCTTCGAAATCAGAATGGTCGGCGATTTCAGCTTCTGCAAAGGAAGTGCGCTGCATGTTTCGTTACCCTTCGTCTAGCCGTTTGCGGTCGACGTAATTGCCGAAGGCGTGGCTACCGTCGATAAAAATGTTGTCATTAAAGGTGATGCCGCGCCGCCATGCGAAGGACACCGAACATAGCGTTTCCGGTGTCTTGGCGGTCGTCATGGCGCGCTTGGTGCGGCGGATGGGTTCAAGGTTGATTGCCGTCATTGCCGCTCGCCCGAAGGCGCTGCGGCCAATCTGAAAACGGTTCTTCGGCGCTGTCAGCGTGACGCGGATTAGGTAATGCGCAACAAACGGCTGGTGAGCTATCGGCGTTCGGCCAATCACCGCCCGCCCGAAGGTGAAGCGGTTCGGATGGGCGATGCGATCCACGATTTCCGCATCAACAAAAGCAAGGTAGCGTTTCAGCCCGGTAAGCGTGCCTTTCAGCGCGCCCAATGGAGACGCGGGATAGAGCGTTGAAACCCCGGCACATTGCGCAATCATTTCCCGCTTGCGCTCTTCTGTCCAATCGTCAAACCAGAGATCGACCGAATGATGCACGGCCAGCCACGGCAAAAACCGTGCGGGCGTCTGGTAGGGGTCCATCAGAACCGCGTAAGGTATCGGCAGATCATCCGACATACCGGCGGCAAGCGCCTTTTCGAATGGTTCCGCCGATGACGGCAGCAACACACCTACGTCGCTCATGACCGCACCTCGACAGCGATGTTAAGGCTGGTCATCACTGGCACCTTGTAGGCGTCGGGCTGGATAACAACCGGCGCGAGGTCGCGCACCCTGATGACGCCGTCACCGAAGGCCGCACCCAAAAACAGGGCTTCGGGGATTTCGCCGCCGATCAGGATGCGAGCGGTCGCCGCTGCGGTGACACGCTTTTCCGTTTCCTGCCGGACGATATCGGCGGACGGTCCGACCGCCGGAATTTCGAGGACAAGCGAGACGTTATATTCCGTCCGCCCGGCAGCCATGACCGAGATAGCCACAGCTTCCGGCGCACGGTTCGGGTTTGTAACCGAAGCGCGGACTGTATCCAGCTCCAAGGCAGTCGGAAGCCTGCCCATCGGGCCGACGACAACAACATCCGTGTCACCGCGACGGCCATGCACAGCCCGGCCATTCACCCGCGCATCCCAAAGCCCAAGGGCCTTGTCAGCAGACTGCGGCCACGCCGTCCACGCATCATAGAGGTAACGACCGGCAGAACCGGCGGACGGCAGATCGTAAGACAGGAGATAACGGCGCAACAGCGCGTCATCGCCTTCCATGATCGCCGCCGCGTTCGCGGTTGCAGGAACCACGGTCAGGCGGACTATGTTACGGTTTGCGGCAACGGCATCCAGATTGGACCCCTTCGCATATGCCGCCAGAAGAGACCGGAAAGTATCATTGACATTCTGGCGGTCCAGAAGACGCAAGTAAGACCAAGCTTCACCGACGACGCCCGCCGGGTCCGTTTCGAGATCCTGCACGTCATATTCCGGTAGCGACGGATTGACCGCCCGCAGCCTGTTCCAGAACGCGAGAAAGCGGACCTTGAATTCGCTGTAAAGCGTCTCGAAATCCAGCGGGCTAATCGCATCAGGCAACGGCAGGAGCGAAAGATCAATCGTCGTCGGTGCGTAAATCGCCATGGTCACTTGCCCGGATAAATGACGCGGACGCTGGCGCTCTCCGCAATGGAGTAATCGCCGCGATGGCCGCGAGGATAATAGGTGCCGAAGATATCGAGCGCGATGACACCACCGGCATCCGCTTGGGTCACGCGCCCGGCAGTCATTCGGAAGCGCGGTTCCCATTCGAGGATTGCCGTTGCTGCGGCGGAATAAAGCGCGAGCACGTTCCGCCGCGTCATCTTGCCGTCGATAAAATCGGGGACATTGCTGCCGAAGGTCCGGCGCATGACGCGCGAACCTTTCGGCGTTCTCAGAATTTTGCGGATTGATTGCTCCGTATGCGGCCAATCATTCAGCGGTGCGCCGGTCTGGCCGTTTACGCCGGTTGAGCTTGCCATGGGCGCTATCCTCTTTTTCAGGGAAAACGACATTGCCGAAGGGCGGCGCAAGCTCGCGGGCTTCGTCGTCGGTCAGGGGGATGATTTCGCCAGCCGACCGCCAGCGCCCGGCGATTTCGCAGCCGGTTCGAACCTTGTAGTTTTTCATGGGATTTCCTCAGTCCACCGCGAAGACGTGTTCCGACCCTTCGACAATCGGCCACTTGCCCGACGAAGAGCCGGACATGACATGTACAAGGTCGCCGATCCGGGCAACACGCTTGCCGCCGTCACCGCCAAGCTGCACGTTCGGCGATTCAACGATCACCTTCGGCGACGTGACTTTTGCCTGTCCCGCCGACGCTTCGATGACGGTATCGCCGATCTTGATATGAAACGGCGTGTCGCTGTTCTCGCGGGCGTTGTCGTCGCTATAGGTGGAAAAATCTATCTGCGCGTCGGTCATGTCGCCGTTTTCGGAAACAACATCCACCTGTTCGCCGACGCTGTAGAGGACATCGACCTTGACGCCACCGGCAGCGAGGGTCCGCGCCTTGATCCATGGCGTCAGGTAGGGCTTTCCCGCCTGTTCCGACAGCTTGACGCGGTACTTGGATTTGTCATCACTGACTTCGGCAATCGTACCCTTGCGCCGCCGGTTGCGGTTGCGGCGCTCAAGTTCGGCCATCCGCACATAAAGGTCTGTGATCTGGTCCACCAAACTGGCCATCAGGGCGATACCTCGTAGGGCGTGATCAACATGGCGTCGGCCTCGTCATGGATAAGACCGTATCGCCGCATTGCCGTCTGCAATTCGCTGGCGTTGCCGGAAAGCTGCGCACGAATAAGAGCGATCTTTTCCGCCATGGACGGGTCATTCGGAGCAAGATCACTTTCGCACTTGTCGAGGAATTTGGCGAAGGGAGAGCCGGGATTGAGCGGTTGCCCGCATAATGGTTCGGCCACCATATTGGCAGTGATTTTCAGTTGGTGCGCGGCAAGCCGCACGCCGTTCGTATCGCCGCTGATGCGCGAGCGCGATGCGGATTGAAACGATGAACAGAGAGAGCGGAAGATTTCCGCCCATTCATTCTCCGAGTCATTGAGAGCGTCGCCGGTCTGACGAAGTGCCATATCAAGGTGAAACTCAAACGTCGCGTCGGTCGCGGGCATCCCGAGAATAACACTTTCGTCCGTCTCGGCATCGGTGACGGCGTGCGCCGTGGTCACGCCAGCCTCAAAAACGATATCGAGTTGCCCCGGCGATGCCAGCGAGCGGAGCTCCAGACCTTCCATCAATTTTGAACCGTCCGTGTAGACGGAGATGAAAGGCTTATCCTTATCCGTACGCAAGGAGCCATCGGCAGCGATATCGAGCACGCCGATTTCGCTGTCCAGCACGTTGGAACCGACAACCGTGTTTCCCTTGATCGCCTCCACGGCGCAGATGCGGGCAGCAAAACGGATGAAGGACATGGAGGCTCCTAAAGTTCTTTCAGGGCAACAGCGATAAGGTTGCTGTGACGGTCACTGACAAAATCGACCAACCAAACCGGTTCGCCTGCCCGATCCATGGCCCGCACCTTGTCTCCGGCTCTCAGCGCCGGGCCTTCGTAGGTCGAACGGTCAATGAACAGGACGGCATCCGCCGCAGCGAAGCGGACACGATGGGGACCGCTAGCGGCATTGCCTGCCGGTCGCGTTGTGTCGTCTTCCGTGTGCAATGCCTCGCAGCGGATGACGATCTGCGGGCGGGCCGGGTCCGTCTTGCCGTTCACCAAGAACGACAGGCGGACCGTCTCGCCAAAAGCGCCGCCAACCTTCCGGTCAACGGCAGCTTCCAGTTTTCGCCAGTCCACCATCTTACTGATGCAAGATGAGGTCGCCGGTCGCTGACGGATTGGCAGCGACGGCGGCGGCGTAACCGACCTTGGTATTCGCGCCAGCATTATCGGCGGTGGTCAGCTTGGCACCATCCCAATAAAGAAGTGCGCCTTCGGTCCATGCCTGCGCATTCGTTTTCGGCAGGGTGAAGACGCCTTCTCGGGCGAGATTGACGCGCTGGCCAGCCTTGGCAGAAAACTGCGCTACACCGAACAGCTTGCCGACAAGAACGCCGTCGCCAGAATTGACATCGGCGGGCGCGGTGACTTCCACCGTATCGGCGGGGCCTCGATAGTTTTTCATGGTGATCTTCCTTGCGATCAACGTGACGAAGAAAGGGAGAGCCGGGCGGCTCCCCCAACGAAGTCAGGCAGGCGGCTTACGCTTGGCCGGGGTTGTGATAGCCGAAGCGGAAATCGGTCGCGCCGCAACCGAAGTCGTGCTCCACCGACATGCTGAAACCCTGCGAACCGAAGGGTTCGTCCATGCGAACGCGCGGAGCCTCGTAACCTTCGAGGTAACCCCAACGGTAATTGGAGCCGGTCGAAGGATCGGCGAAGAGGTCCCAGGAATTGTCCGTGATCTGCGACGTTTCCACCAGTTCGAACTTGCCGGAGAAAATATTGACCGTGGAAACCGTGGCGGGCGTGATAGATGCCAGCAGCTTTTCCGCATCGGTCAACTGGTTCGGGCCGACCAGCATGATACGCGCCGGGTTTGCGAGCAACGGCTTGCCATCCAGAGAGGTTTGCCGACCCATCGACTTGCGGCCTTCGCCGACGCTATCGACAGTAATCGCAGAACCAGCAGCAGCAAGGTTCTTATGGTCAGCATGGAAGACAGTTTTGCCGTCCGCGAGCTTGCCGTTGTACGCACCGCCGTAGAAGGTGACTTCTTCGAACAGGGCAACCGAAGCGCCGTAGCTCGTCAGCAGTTCGGCGATGGCGCCAAGATCGTCATTGATGAGCATCTGGCGGCTGATATTCAGGGCGATGGCGTAACTGAAAGCCTGCACGGCTTCCTTGCCTTCACCGAACGAACCGAACTTGATCTTGCCGTTTTCCAGAATCTTTTCCAGCATCGGGAAATCGCCGGTCTTGACGATCGTATCCGGGCGGAAGTCGCGGAAGTTCTTCTTGCGGGCGAAGCGCTTGAAGGTCGGCTGCGCCAGTGCGTAGCGCTGTTCCAGCGTGCGATTGACAGCGCCTTCAAAAATCACCGGGAAATCAGAAGTCGAATGCGCCGCCCGGCTGAAGATGTTGTCGATATCGCGGGCATTCAGCATGCGGCGACCGTGGAAGTTCACGCAATCGGCAGCGATATCGACCAGACCTTGACCCATATACTGGCGGGCGGCGGCAGACGGACCGGCCTGCGGTACCGGCGCGCCGAGACCGTATGCAAGTGCTTCCACACGGGCCGAACGGATGGTATCGGCTTCGTCATTGCCGACCTGCACGCGAACGCGGCTGTCGGTCGGCGTGGCGCGCTCATTGGTCACCATATGATCCAGAAGCAAGCCCCGGAAGGTGTCCAGAGAAGTGCCGGAGCGGATATGGTCACGACCAAAGCCCGTTTGCCCGGCACGCTCCGCCAGTTCTTCGATAGCAGTCACACGCTCGCGTTCGGCACGAACGGCATTCTGCGCGATGGCCTGCGGGTTGTTGTCGGCAGGCGTCGGCGCATTACGCTCCGCATTTTCAAGTGCGGTAATCTCGGCACGAACGCCATCCAGTTCGGTAAGGATCGCAGAATGATCCTTTTCGATGGCGCGGGCGGCTTCATCGGACAGCCCCTCCACCAGTTCCGCACGCTTGCTTTCCGCGCGCGTCGTCAGGTCGGTGGCCTTCGCCCGGAGTGCGAGCAGTGCCGGGGTGGCCTGATAGACATGATCCAGCATGCCGCGCGTCTGCACGAATGCATCGTGACCGAGCAGCGAGGCCGCGTGGGAAGGGTCGGCGGAAAGGATGGTGAAGGCGAGACCGAAGCAGGCGATTGCGGCGACGGTCGCGAAAACATATGCAGCCTTTTTCATGGCGTGCGGTTCCTTTTGTATTACCGGGCAGGACAAGCGCCGTCGCCCTGCATCCCCGGTGGAAGTCAGGCGGCGAACTGGAAAAATTGGAATGAGTGTCAGGCGAAGCGGCGTTCGGCTTCGGCCATGCGCATGCGTGCGGCCCGAAGATCGAGACATGACGCGGACTGGATAGAGAGCGGGAACGTGGCTTCGCTGGATCGGACCTGCGCGCCGGGATCGGCGGGAACGGTCACAAATGAAATCTCGTTTGGCGTCCAGCGCTCCACGAAAATCTTTTCGACCTCGCCTTTCTTCGCCGCTTCCTCCACCCGGATTTTGTCGATGGAGTAACCAACCGACACATTCTTGATGATCTTGTCAGAGACCAGCCCGAACATGCGGTCGGCGGCGAGATCAATTCCGGCCTTCGGGAAACGGATGGTCGCCCATCCTTCGCCCTTTTCGATCCACGCCCGTTCAACAACGGCGATCTGCGAGAACGTGGACCACCGGGAATGGCTGTCGAGAACGGGCGCACCCAAATTCATGCGCGTCAGGTCCAGCGCCCGTTCGCTGACGACAAGGATTTCATCGAACGGGACAGCCGTATCCCATCCGGTATAGCGCAGGCGGCGCACTGCCGCGCCGGTCGTGAACACCAGCGTCACCGTGCGGGCCTCCGCATCGATAGAACTGACATTCAGGTCTTGCCCGCGAACCTGCATCGGCAGGGAGGCGGGCGCTTTGCGCAGTTCAAGTTTCGTCATCGTCGGGGTCCTTGTCGTCTTCCGACTTGTCGTCGGGCGGGTCGTCTGTTTCGTCCCGCTGCTGTGCCTGTCCGGCCTGAGACATCCGCCGGGGGTCGCTATCAAGAACAAGCTTGCGCTTGTCGATTTTCCTGTTGTCGGACTGGATTTCATCCAGAACGTCATCCGGGTTTTCACCCATCTCGGCGATGACGCTGGACAGAGAGCGGAAGCCCGACCGCACTTCCTTGATGCGAGCGTTCACGTCTTTCAGCGGGTCGGCTGAATAGAAGCGCGGCGGCGACCATTCCACGGGAACCTTGGGCGAACTGATGATTCCCGCGAAGTACGCGGCTTCGCAGAACCAATCCCAGATAGGCTGTAGCAGCATCGGAATGATGATGAGCCATTGAACGGCGGAGATCGTCCGGCGAAATCCTTCCAGCCCGATCTTGCTGGAAGAATAGTTCACCTTGTCCAATCGGCCCGACATGATGGCATAGGGGACGCGCCAACCCGCCGCGATGGTGTGCAGCATAGACGCCTTGTAAGGATCATAGCTGTCCGTCACCGCCGGTTGCGAAAACTCCATGCCCCGGCCACCAACGGCATTGTAGAACATACCGGGTTCGAATTTTTCGACGCGCCTGCCGTTCACATCATAGATGCCGGGCTTGGCTGGACTGTTATCCGCCATGGGCATGCCAAGCTGGTCGCCTTCATCGCCGCCGGTCATCACGCCAACAAGGCAGGCTTCCAGCCGCTTGCGCGTCAATTCCGCTTGCTCGTAAGACGCCAGATCGTAGGTGTCGGCCATCGCTGGCGTACCCCACGGCGCGCCCATTACCTGCGTCCGCTGCTTTTCGAAAGCGTGGGCAATGTCGGACGCAGGAACCGGCTTCGAAACAATCGTGGACTTCGGGTCGAAGAAGCTATTGCCCGGATGCGAACCGAACATCCAGTAAGCACGCTTCCTGCCGATGGCATCAAATTCGATGCCTTGGATGATCTTGCCACCATCGGAAAGAACGCCTTCTTTGGTAGTGTCGATCAGGTCCGGTTCCAGCACCTGCAATTGCAACGGGACGGGCAGACCGTCTTCTAGCCTGCGACGGCGGCGGCGAACAAGGCCGTTCCCGCTTTCGAACATTTCGCGGGCCGTCAGGTTGACAATACCGTTGAAATCAAGATCGCCGTCCGCATCGCAAACTTTGCTCCACTCCGCAAAAAGCTTGTTGAGCTTTTTGTTTTTCGAGCGCGGAATAATGCCGTCGCCGATGGCGTGGGTAACAAGTTCGTGGATCGCCTTCGCAGCATAAGGGTTGTTGCGGGCGAGATCGCGCATGCGGTTGCGCAGGGTCCGACCGGCGCGCGCAATTTCAGCGTCCGCCGATGTTGATGGTGCGCGCCTGCCGGATTTCAGGCGGCTGGTTTCTGCGCCAGTGTAATCGCGAAGAGCATTCATCGCGAAGCGGCTTTTCGCACGCCGAAGGCCAGCTTCGGGCGAGAAATAACCAATAGTCCGGTCGAGAACGTTAGCGAGGCTCATCAGTCGAGCGCCGCGTAAATGGTCCGGGAGCCGCCCGACCGAGTGGATTTCAGGGCGGCAAGTGCCTCCCTCATGTCTTTGAGAGAGTGATATTCCACCTCGCGGCGCGTGCCGCCAGAGTGGAATATCACCTTTCGCGCGCCCATTGCGATTGCATCTTCAAGCGCAGCAATTTGATCGTCTGTAGTCGCCATTATGCAAGCCACTCCGGTTTCGCGATTTCTTGTGTGTAGGTTGCGACCGCCGGTTCCGGCGGTGTCGAAAGCTCGCCCTCCCGGTGCGCCCAATTGGCATTGACCATCTGGCGGGCGGCGAAGGCATAAACCGTGCAGTCAAGCGCCTCATGGCGTCGGCCCGGTATCGGAACGAACTGTCTGCTTGGCTGGCCGCGCAAATAGCGGACTTCCATCTTTTCGCCCGCAAGCTGTTCGTACCAGACATCCGGCAGGTCCTTCGAAAACCGGATGGACTTGGGCCGGGCCAGCCTGCCGAAAATGTGGCTCTTGATGCCGTCCACGCCGACGATGAAAAGGCGTCCGCCCTTCACGTTCGTTTTGGAGCGCTCAATCCATGGCCGGTTGCCCGCAGCACCCTTGATTGCCAGAACCCGGCGATTGAAGCGCGGGAACGCGAAGCGATAGACCGTTTCCATCGTCTCGCCGTCCGAGCTATCGACGCAAACGGCATCGACCTTGATCTTGCCGCCAAGCGGATGGTCCCATTGCGTCGTCAGGGCAACGTCCAGTTCCGCCCATGTGGTATGGTCATCATAGCGACCCCACACAACCGTATGGCCGAGAACATAGGGGATACCCTCTTTGTCCCAGCCGACGAAGGTTGCTTCCAGACGATCATCCTGCACGTCCACGCCGACCGTGATAATCAGCACTTGGACCGGGATGTTTTCCAGCCCGAAATCTTCGGCGCGGCCTGCAAGCTCGATATCGTCCAGTTCGTCGCCGTCCTCTTTCCACCCTTGGGCAAGGATGGTGTTGACGAAGGTTTGCAGCGTCGAAGGGTCGTTTTTGACGGCGACAAACTCTTTCGCCAACCGCCCCCAGGAGGCGTTTGGCAGAAGCGAAATCAGGGCGTTCATGCGGAAACCGGCATGGTCCTTGATTTCCGGGCGCAATGCGCGCCATGCACCATCGCCAACCATTCCCGGCTTGTGCCGTTCTTCAATCTCGTGGTCGCAAGAGGGGCAAACATATACCGCCTTTTCGGGCTGACCTTCGGGCCAGCGGATATGCTCCCATCCGATTTCGTGGAACGAACCGCACTTGAAGCACGGCACCTCAAAAATCCGCTTGTCCGATTGCTCGTAGGCTCGCAAGACATGACTGGTCGCCTCGTAGACCGGCGTTGAACCCATCACAATCTTGCGGTCGGCAAAGGACAGCGTGCGGCGTTCCGCAAGCAGGATCGGCGAACCTTCCTTCGTCGCGTCCATGCCGTCCGCCTCGTCAATGAAGAGGATACGAACATTGTGACGGCGCAGGTTGCGCGGTGCCTTGGCGGCAATGACTTTCAGGAAGCCGCCGGGAAAGCGGCGGGCAAGAAGGGTGTTGCGTCCGCCTTCGCTGGTATCGCCGGTCAAAAGGCCGCGAAGCGCTGGCGAGGCGTCGAAAATCGGTTCAACGTCCGAAACCATATAGTCGCGGCAGTCGGCTTCCGTCGGCAGAAGCGAAAGAATCGGCGATGGGTCGTTTGAACAGAAACTTGCCATGGCGCTGGTCAACAGCGTCGTGAACCCGACGCGGACCGGCTTGACCAGCGTGACACGCTCGATAGCGCCATCACCAATCGCATCGGCAATTTCGCGCTGCGGAGGCCAGAGACGAACCTTGCCCGTCAGCGACGAAACGCCTTCCGGCAGATGGACGGTTTGTTCAATCCATTCCGACAACCGGAGTTTCGGCGGCGGCAACAGGCTGTCCCATACCGCTTGCCGCAATGTCGCCAGCGCCGTTGTCATCGTCCTCGTCACCAAGTTCGGAAAGCGCCGACCGGATTTCTTGGCCGATCAGGTCAACATCGTAAGTCGTGAGGTGCGGCAGCATCTGCCGACAGCGCGAAGGCACCGACAGAACCGCGTTGCGGATGCGGCGGCCTATCGAAACCCATTCGTTCCGCACGTCCGTTTTCGAAACCAGTTCGCCGCGCATGGCCGCGTTTTTCATGGCGGTCTGGTCGGCCTGTTCGCGCGCCAGTCGGGCGCGTTCGGCGGTCAGAACATCTGCGCCATCACCGCCGCGACCGGCGGCAACACCACGCAAATGCTCACAGTAAAGCTGGATGGACTGGCGAAGATCGAAGCGATTCCGTTCTGTCTTCACCACGATTCCACGTTCCACGAAATCCGAGACCGCCCGCTTCGAAACCTTCAGCAGTTCCGCCAGTTCGGACGCGGTGATTTCGATATCGAGCGAAGGCTTTTCGGGTTCGGCAGGTGCCGTTTCGGTGAGCAACGGGAGGCTTTCGCCAGCTTCCGCATGTTTCTTGTGCGATTTGGCCGCGAAACTCGGGCTGACGTTGAACTTTGCCGCCGCCTCCCGAACCGTGTGGCCCTCATCCATGAAGGCCACGACCTGTTCACGCAACTCGTCAGGATAGCTCTTTGCCATCTGATTCCGATTCCATCGAAAGGGCGGTGGAACCCCCCTATAATTTTCTTCACAGAGCGAAATCCCGCAGTCGCCCACACCCGCTACTTGGCCTCTTTTGGGGGAGGACCCGACCGAGGGGGGGCATGGGGCGGGTCGCGACCGGGGGTCGGGGTGGCCGGTCAGGGGACCAGCTTGGCAAGGGCGGCTTCGACGCGCTCTTTCAGCAAGGGCGCTGCTATGCGCTGGAATGCTTCGGCTGTTGCGCCGCTGGTCATTTCCTTCGGGATGAAGACCCCCGAGCGGGCGAAGGTAATCTTCGTGCCGGAGCGGTTGAGCCGGTAATAGGCATGGCCATTGAACTGCGCCACCGGCTTACGGTCGGGGAACTGTCCACCCCGCAGGAACGCGCCGGGATAGAGCGTCGGCTTTCCGAATGGTCGCGCCACGACACCGGCTTCGGTTTCCTTCGGGCGCAGATATTTGAGGCGAATGTTGCCGCCCCGGGTGGTCATGTCATAGACGTACCGGCCCGGCTTTGCGGTTGCCGGATTGCCGATGGCCTTAACGACGGTGGCACGCGGCAAGCCCGTCTGTTTCGTCAATTCGCGGATGACAACGGTTTTCGTCCTGTTGCCGACCTGATTGACGATGCGGGGTAGAACGGTCGGGAAGCGCCGTTTCAATTCCGCTATCCGGTCGCCGTACTCCGCAAGATTGCGGTCGGCCCATTTCATGGACAGAACAGCCATCGTCAGATTTCCCCGGAAGTTGGCTACACCCTACGCAAACGAAAAAGGCGACCGGGTTAGGGTCGCCTTTGCTCAAGTCCGCCGATGATATAGCTGTCGCACTGGCCTTGAATCGGTCTCTCTGGCGAGAGGGTCAAGGCAGGGTCCGCCCCGGCTTACCAGCGTGGATGTTTTTGGAACCCCACTCGCCGGTCGAAACCGGCGCGCCTGCACAGGATCAGCAGATCATCCTGCGCTATGCATAGTCACAACTGTTCGAGCAATGCAAGAGGGGCTTCGATGGTCGAAACCTTGCCGAACACGTCCACCGCCACCACAGCGCCGGTAGCAACGCGCTCGCCGTCAACGGTCCGATCCTTGCGCAGTTTCAGGATGGTGCCGCCGAAACTGGCGAAGGGGCCAAGCACGAAACGAACCTTATCGCCGCGCTTGAACTGTTCGCAGTGCTTTACGTCCGGCGCAGTCTCGTCATCGCCGAAAGCCTTGAAACGATTCATTTCCTCGTCTGATACACGATGAGGGTGAACCATCCCGCCAACGAAGCCCGCGACACCCTCCAGCCGGGCAATACCGCAGACTGCGGCGGGAGAATAGACGATGTTGACCAGCACATAACCCGGCAGAAGAGGACGCGAAACAGCAGGGATAATTCGACCGCGAACGACCGTTTCACCGATGGTTTCAAGCGGGAGAAAAACTTTCACGCCAGCTTTCCGAAGGGCGTCTTCAACAGCTTTTTCCGCCTTATGCTTCGTCTCCACCACGAACCATTCGTGTTTCCCCGGCTGATTCTCCGCCGCCATGGAAAGCATGGTGACATTGAGTCGCTTCGTGTTCCGCATCTGGTCGAACAGAGACGCAAAGCGCGTCAGGTCATAAAGCTCCGGGTTGACCGGTTTGCTGGCGGCATAAATCTTCACGTTATGCATCATTGGTGCGTCCCTCGCTGATGGTGGAAATAAATTTGAAAAGCGCGGCATCAACTGCCGCTTCGAGATCGTCAGCCCCGTCATCGACCGGGGGGAAGTAAACCCATTCGGGCGGATGCTCGATAAAGGGCCAGCCGTTGCGTTCATGCAGGTGCTTCCAAGCCGCGAACAGATCGGTGTCGCGGTGCACCTGCCGGAAGTCCTGCACCAAGGGGAGAAGCGAGAGCGAAGTGTTGAAAGGCTCGCGGCGACGGGCAAGGTCGCGCATGGTGTTGACGAGTGGCCAGCCATTGTCACGGCGCTTTTCGAACATAAGCTGTTCGCGGGAAATCATGCCCTTGGCGATACGGGTTTCGTCAAAGCTGGTCACATACAGCAGGCCGGTCGGCTCTTTCGACAACGCCTCAAAGCGCGTTCCCATCCAGAGCTTGCCGCAGACCTTGGCAATGCCATGGGCGTTGATCGGCTCAGCAAGAACATGCTCCGGCAGGTCGCGCCAGTGACGGTTTTTGAGATAGACCGCTGCGGCCATCAGGTCGGCAGGCTTGGCCCAACGGAGATAGGCAGGCGTCCGCTCCACGCATTCGGTCCGATCTTCCGGGGAAAGAGCGAACCACGCGTTGCGGGCATATTCGATATCGCCCTTTTTCCACGTCGCGAACCACAGCGTGAAAGCATGCTCTATCTTTTTTCGATCAACCTTTTTCAAAACTCCCTCTTCCGCGCCAGCGGCTGGAGAGTTTTCTGGAATGTTAGTTGGAAGATTCTTATCTTGGTGGAACTCCTCCACCACCTTCCGGTCCTCATTTCCACCACCTTCGGGAACGATTTCCACCACCTTGGCGACGGAACGCGGTGGAACTGTTCCACCACCTTGGGAGGCGCGGGCATCATCTGAACGTGGTGGAGGATTTCCACCGCCTTCGTTGTCCTCGTTGTTGGCTGCATTGCCGGAAAGGTCGCGTCCCGGCCACCGCGCAACATATTCGTTCCGCTTCCATTTCTGCCCGCGAAAACCGTGTTGCGTGACGACAATCCAACCGCTCTCTTCGGCGATTTCGAGGTGTTTCAGGACGGTTTTCTTATCGAGGCCCGTCAGGTCCACCAGTTCCGAAATCGGCGGATAGCAGGAACCGCCGGTCGCATCCATTTTCAGGCCAAGCGTATGCAGCACAAGGCGCGTGATAGGCGGCAGGCCGGATTTACCGACCGCGTGACGCCAAGACCATGCGCGCGACATTGCGCCGTGATCCGGTTCCATCACTGTGCACCGCCTTTCCGCACCACGTCGCGCAGGAAAGAGCGTACGGCATGGACGCCGAGAACGACCGTGTGGGGCAGTCCGCCGTCCGGCAGGCGCGTGGTGTTGATGGCTGCAAATTCCACGTCCAGCGCATCCACGCCCAGCGTAAAATGCGCTTCCTGCAAAACACGGCGGATTGTGGTGTGGTCGCGATAGATGACGCCCTGAGGCGCGCGCAAAAGCCAGTCCGCGCGCGCCGCGTCCGTCTGGCAGTCCGCCAGAATTTCAACGATGGGCATAAGATCGGTCATCGGCTGATTTCCCGCTCTACCTTGCGCGCCAGAGCGCGGTAGCTGTCCATCGCCTTGCAAAGATCACCATGCGCCCGGCGCTGGTCAGCAGCGGCCTTTTCGGCGCGCGCGGTCGCTTCCTCGCAGGCGAGGAACGCGCCTTCCACCAACTTTGTCTCTTTCAGGAACTCGTCATAAAGCGGGTTTGAGCCTGCCGGGCCGAAGAACTGGTCGCGGACTTGCGCCACCCAATCACGCGGCACGCCCAAATCCTTCGCCACGGCAGAATCCGTCCAGGGGGATTTGTAGGCGTCCTTGGCGTAAACCTCATCCAGCTTGTCGTTGATAATGCGCCGGTCCTCGCGGCTCATTTCACGGGGCTTGTCTGCAATCGTCGCTACCGTGTCCACCATGGCTTTTTGTCCTTTACGCTTGGCCGGGGCGGCGTGGACCGGGCAGAAATCCTTGCGCGGATTGCTGCCGACCACCCATCCCTTGTTCTGGAAATGTTGTGTTGCCGCGATTGGCGGCTTGCGATTGACCCCGGTTTGATGCGGGAAATAGGCGACAGCACCGCAGCAGGCGCACGTGATCTGCATGGCCTTCGTGGACTTGTCGCCGTAGGGGATGGAAACTTCTGGAAAGATGCGGTCGCTCACCGGGAACCCCCTCTCTTCCACGCTTCGAAGTCCTTCCGAAAATGCAGGAAGGCGGCTTGCGCGCGCGGGTCGTTGTCGATTTCTTTTTTGCTGGAAATGGCGAGGATGCTTTTCAAACGCGTGTCGGCCTGCGCCTTGTCGCGCACCGGCCCGCCCGCGCCCTTGATTTCAAGGAAACGCTGGAAGGTGCGGTCGGAAAGCAGCATTGCGGCCTGCGCCGCGTACTTTTTCCGCACGGCGGCGGTTTGCTGCGCCTCTACCTGCTTTTTCAGGTTCCGAACGGCATCAGATGCCCGACTGATAAGGCCCAAAAGAAAGGCGAGGTTTTCCGCCGCCCCGCAAATCAGGTCGCGTTCGTCCGGCAAGGCGTCGGCATGAAGCGTGCAGATAAGCGCCTCGTCACCCGTTGAGCGGCGAGCGATGACGGCGATGTTGTTTCCGCGCGGCTCGAATGCCCAAACGTCGCCTTCAATGCGCGCCGAAAGGTAGCGTAAGCGGTCAACGGCTTTAAGCTCGCGAGCGCGGGCGGGATCGACAATCTTATTCATCGTTCAGCCCGCCATCATCGCCAGATACATCATACTGGCACCGAGAGCGCCAACGGCGAAGCAGATCGACCCACTGACCAAATCAAGGCGGCATTCGTTGAATCGGACGCCCGCGCAAAGGCAGGTCAGCAGACCGACGATGAAGAAAGTGACGGTCATCATGCCGCCTCGCTTTCCGCCATCTCGGCAACTTCCTGCGGCTGGAAATCCTTCCAGTCCACCCGGCGAACAACCGTGGCGCTGCCGTAGTTTCCAGCCTCGTCACGTTCCCAAACGAACCACGCCGTGTTCATGCGGCTGCTGGCCTTGTTTCCGTCCCATCCGTCGCGGTGCATCATCGGGAGACGGCGCTTGAAGACGTAGACGCGAGCGGGCGGGCAATCATCCATGACGAAATTGCGGTCATCGTCCGCGAACCCGCAAAGGAAATTCAGATTGAGCAAAAGCGCCATTTTGCGCGGCTTGTAGACGCGCAGGGCGTAGGCCACGAAGGCATTGAGTATATCGCCGTAAGGCGGATTGGTGACGATATCGTATGAGCCGGCTTCCGGCGGCTGCGAGGTCAAGAAGTCCTGCACCGCCTGCAATTCGCCGTTGCTGTCCGCCGTGCCGTAGTCGTTGATATCGGCCAGCACTACGCCGTAGTGAAACGCTTCCAGCATCCGCGAGATTGCACCGCGCCCGCAGGCGGGTTCAAGAACGCACGCGGTGAATTCCTCCAGCGCCAGCAGCGTAAACATCGCTTCCGGTGGCGTCTCGTAGAGGTTAGCCCCGCGCTCTTCCTTTGTGGCGCTGGCCGTGCCGACCGCCGCGCGAAGATTGGCCTTCGTCGGTTCCAGCCCGGCAGCAAGCCGCGCCTGAATAGCCCGTTCGACAATGCCGGGTTCGCGATGCTCCGCCGCCGCGAGCTTGCGGGCTTCGTGAATTTCTTTGTAAGACAGTCCGGCATCATCGACAGAAAAAACCTTTCCATCGGGAAGGTTTTTCGGCCTGCCTCGCGTGGCGGCTTCGCCCGCCGCCTGCGCTTCGTCCCATTTGTCGGCGATCAGGATTTTCGCGCGGGCTTCGATCAAGAGGGCGTCGGCCTGCATGCGCCGAGCCTTGGCGATCAGCTTTTCCGTTGCGCCGATCTGTTCCGCAAACTGTGCGGCAGTCTTGGCCTGATTATAGGCGACCGACGCGACGATGCGGGCATTGATGATGTCGCCATCGTCCAGAAGCGCCCGCGCCCGTTCCACCGTGGCAACCAGCCCCGACGCATCGGCAACCGGCACCACGGCACTTTCTGTTTCGCGTTCCGGCATGTCGCCCGGCTCCGCAATGCCTTCGAGCATTGCCAGCATTTCACGGGCGCGGTCGGTGGGATAATAGGTTTTTCCGTCCTTCTTATCCCGCGTCAGATAGCCGTTGCTGACAGACTTGTTTGCCGCAACGCCCTGCTGTTGCGATTCGACCGTCACCGCTCCGTCGCGGACGGCGGCGGTGATGACGACAAGGGCGCTCGGGCCGGGCTTCGGAAGCTTGACTTGCTTGTAAGGGGCCATCAGTTCGACCCCTCGCCTGCACGGTGGAACAAATCATCAAGCACGGTGTCCGACAGGACATCCTCAATCCGTGACAACGGATCGACATTCGCAACGTGGTTTTCGATGAGGGCGAGAAAGCGCGCTTCAACTTCGAGCCGCTGGCGGAGAGCGTGGAGTTCGTGAAACGCAACCCTGCCCAAGTTTTTCGCCGACAACACCTCAATGCGGGCCTTTTCCGGCTTCTCGGACGAGTGCGCGCGACGAATACCAGACCGAACCGACATCAATTCCCGGCGCAGGAACGAGCGTGTTGGCTCCTTTCCGCTAGCAAGAATTTCTTCAAGAATAGAACGAAGCGCAGCAGGTTGCTTAGTGATCGCGTCACGCAAGTTTCGCGCCTCGAACAACTGTTTCCTTGAGAGGCCAAAATCACGAACGGTAAGCTCTTCGTTCCGGCCCTTGCTAGGACGCCCGCCCTTGGAGAGATCACCGCGAGTTTGCGCCGCGTCTACTTCATCGGCTAACTTGCGGTCCGCAAGAACCTCGATTTCCAAAGCGTCCGTCTGCGCTTTGCGGGCGATGAAAACGATATGAGCGTGGGCCTTATTCGCCGCTGCAACACGCGCCACCCGCCGGGCGGCATCAAAAACAAGACCAGCCTCCTGTTTCGCTACGAGGATAACAGCGGGGTTTGCAGCAGAGGCAAGACGAAAGGCGGCAGCTTTGATCATGGATGGCAGCGCTTCGGCGCTGGCGTTTATGGTGATGAGATCGGCCATCAGTGCGCCCTCATCAAACGATCAAGGTACGCCTGCCCCAAGCCGGTAAGCTTCGCAGTCTCTCCATCGGCGGTAATGTGAAGATAGCCGCAGCTGCGGCATTCTTCGGCGACGATATGGTAAGCGAGGCCAAGGGCGGACAAATCCAACTTGCCGCCCTCGCATTTCACATGCCGCAAAAAGCCCCTTGCACGTTCGGACAAGGGGCGCTTCATCAGTTCGGTGATAGCCGGATCGGTCTGGCGCTTCATTCCGCACCCCCGACGACGCTAAGCCCGACCTTGTGACCGCCCTTGGCTTTTACACTGGCGAGCGCCTTGCGAAACGCTGCCAGACCGGCTTCCAGTTCCGCCGCGTCACGGTCCATTTTGGTCGCTTCCGCTGGCGTCACCACCATGTCGGCAATCGCAACCGCGCCGCCGGAAATCAGATCGCCAGCCTTGCGGACCATTTCGGAATAGGTGACGACGACGCACTGTTCGGCGGCGCGCTCATTTTCCGGGTCGGCCAGCCGCCGCCCGTTAAGTTCGGCCATCGCAGAGGTGACAACCGGCACGCCGCATTCGCTTTCAAGCGCGTAGACGGCATGCAGCGGCATCAATTCCGGGTCGGTCGCGTTGTTCATGCGCCCGATGTGGCTTTTCGAAATAGAGGAAATCTCCGCCGCACGCTCGATGCCGCCCACGAGGCGGATAAGGTCACGTTGCGCGGCTTTGATGCGGTGAAACCATGCGTTTGAAATCATGAGACAATACCTTTCCCGCGCCGGGAAAATCCCGGCGTTTTTCCCGTGGTGGGAATTGATTGGAGATGAGAGTTTCAGGGCGTCAGGAAGTTACGGAGGCCCACATGCAAAACGAGAGTTGCCCGCGCCGGGCGAGAAGAAGGAAAGCGCACCGGCGCGGGTCGCAGCAGGCCGGGAGGATTGGCCGCGCGAAAAGGAAACGAGGCCGTTCATTCTGCGGCCTCGCGAAAGGCCGAGCGCTCGGCAGCATCAAGCCAATCCATCACTTTTTGATAAGTGCGAATGTTGAAACTCAACCCGGATTGGACGCGCGAAAGGAACTTGCTATCGCCGACCGCAGCCACGCCTATTGCAGAAAAACTCGTCTTAGCGGCCTTGGCGTAAGCGCTGGCGCGTTCGATCAAGCAATTCCGAATGTCGTTTTCTGTGATGATGTAACGATTTTGCATGCCGTCATATTCGGGATTTGTCCCGAATTGTCAAGGGATGCTTCCCGATGGACGTAACAACGCACAGCATGCGAGAAGAGGCTATGGAAACGTCGCTGCAAAAACGCCTTAGAATCCGAATGGATATCCTTGGAATGAATGCATACGAGACCGCCAACAAGGCGGGCTTAGGTCCGAGTTTTGTTCGGGACATTTTACGCGGCAAATCCCGAAATCCGACCATTGAGAAGCTGGAGAAGCTTGCAGCAGCCCTTAATACTACCGTCGATTGGTTTCTAGCTGACGCCACACCACAACACAGCAACGGCGTGGAAGAGATAAAAATTGAAGGGCTTCTCGTCAGGTGCGACATTCAGGCGGGCACATGGTTGGATATGTCGATTATTGACGATGATCCTGAGCATAGAGAGATCATACCGGTTGCGCGCGACCCCCGGTTCCCTAGGGCGAAACAGTATGGCTTGCGCGTGAAAGGTGATTCGATGGATTTGGAGTACCCAGACGGCAGCTATGTATCCGTGGTCGATTTCGCAGATAGTGGCCTGTCAGTAAGAGCTGGACTGACGGTACATGTCGAGCGCCGGAGCGGTCATCTTGTCGAAGCCACACTTAAGGTCATTGAATTGACCAGCGAGGGCGAAATGATCCTGTCCCCAAGAAGTAGCAACCCGAAACACCAGCCTTTACGACTAGAAGGGGACGACTCAACAGAGATAGTCGTCTGCGGGGTAGTGACGGGCAGCTACCGAAGGACGGCGCTCTAATCATTCGAAGTACCGGGACGGCATCAAAGGGGAATTGAATGTTTTCAAAGTTTGCGGGGTCCGTTCTTTTATCGGCGCTGGCTTGGACGGCACCAGCGCATGCAGGCTTCAATTCATGGAGCGCGAAAACAGAAAATGACCCCTTTTCAGGTGGAACCAAGGTAACGGCAAATTATGCATCTTCCGTTCGATCGGGCGTTTTGATTGCGTGCGACACCGCGCAAAGCGGGATGATGGTTCGAACGATTCCCGGTTTCAGCTACTCTGATGTTCTTGCTGGAAGAAGACCGCTGATGGAATTTGCAGTGGACGGAAAAAGGCTGATTGAGCAATCCGGTGAAACCGGCTCCGTTGGCGACAATCTTGCTGTTGCGCAGGTGCAATTGACACATGCAAACGCAATGGCGTTAGCGGAAGCTTTTGTGAAGGCAAAAACACAGGTTGCTGTGAGAGATGGCATAAGTGACCGACCATTCCTACTCCGCGCCGCAGGGAGTTCCAAGGTCGGAGCCACGCTTGTAAAATGCCTTAAGCAGCAGGCAGCGGCAACGAGCAAGGCCGACAAGCCGTCCAGCGATGCGGAAGATGATCTACTGACGCCCGCAGGCCGGTTCGTGAAATTCAAAGGAATGGCCTTGGCCGCGCAGGATAAATGTAAGGATTACGAAATCAAACCTGAGGCGCTAAAGCCGCAAGGGATCGATGCCGCCGAACTAGCAACGGTGGAAGGAAATATGCTTGACGGTGAGAAAAACGACGCCATTCGTTTATTCTACGAAAAGAGTTGCTTTGCGGCGCTACGTGAGCCTCTAGCCTTCACAAGCTTAGGGTTCGACCAAGTGTGGCAGAAAAAATAAATTCTACGTGGAAGATTTCATAGAGCCGCACCAAGTGCGGCTTTTCTTTTCTCTCCAATTGGGGACAAATCCCTAACTGAGACATTTTATTAGGGATGCGTCCCTTGACTTAGGGATTTATCCCGAATAACTTTCCTCCATCCCAAGCCGATCCCCTCATGGCGGCACGGGAAATGCCGGGCGGCGCACCCTCGAAATGTGAACATGCCGCCCGGCTCCCTCAACGAAAGAAGGATGGAGCCTTATGCTTGCAATGTTCAAAAGCCTCGTCGGAGACAAGGCAAAGAAGTTTTCCGGCAAGACCGATTTTCTGGAAGCGGTTTGCGCCGCATCCGCCCTCGTCGCCACGGCTGACGGCGAGCTTGACGATAGCGAGCTTCTGGCCGCTGTCGCCGCAGTGAAGTCTAACGCCGCCCTTTCCGGCGCGTTCGATGCCCGCGCCATCGAAACCACGATGGACAAAACGTGCAGCCGCGCCGTGGGCCGCGTGGGCAAGGCCGGTCTCTTCAAGGAAATCGAAGACATCAAGGCCGATCACGACATGAGCGAAACCGTCCTTCTGGTCGCGCTGGACGTAGCGGACAGCGGCGGCATTTCCGACGACGAAAAAGCAGTGCTCGCGAAGATCGCGTCCACTGTCGGGCTTGATCTGGCCAAGTACCTCTAACCATGGCGACCGCGAAGAATATCGCCTTGGCGACGGCGGCGGGCCTTCTCGTCACGATGCAGGCCCTCTTCTTTTCCTTCGCCATGGACCTCGTTTCCAGCGTCCTGCTGGTCGCAATCGGCTTCGTCGCAGGCCGGTTGTCCCGCTGAAAAGCCCTCCCGAGCATGAGGCAAAAAGGCTCGCCCCACCCCAATCAGGAGATACCGGAATGCGCATCGATACCGCAAACGACACCGAACTGACGCAGGCGATGGCGGATGCCATCCAGCGCGTGGGCGAAGGCTGCACAAAAGCCGACCTTCGGGAATGGTTCACCGCCGATGAAATCCACCGCTGCGGCGATGCCGCTACTGCCCGGCTCCATGACATGCGCGTTCAGGACGCGCGTGCTGCGGCCTGATGCCGTTTGGCGATGGCCTTCGGGCCATCATCCAACAGCATCACCGGAGAGCAAAATGGATACCGATGTAAAGAGGCTTCGCAATCGCGCCTTGTATCTGCGTCATTGCGCAGAAGTTGCGGAGCGCAACCTTGTCCCGCCGACTATTGCAGAAGATGAAGACGAGGACGAAACCCCGAAGCCGTTGCATGTTCGCCTTCGCGAAGCTGCAACTGAGGCAATTGCGGCAGCAAGCGCCCTCGAAATGGCGAATGACCTTTGGCAGTACGCCGACGACTTGAGTCGCGCCGCATTGGACGAAGCCAAGAAGCTCGATTGGTACGACGACGCCTACACGGGCTTCTGTGACGGCATGGCCGCAGCCTGAAACATCCGCTCTGGTTTCCGCCTCACGCGAGGCGGTTTCCCGAACGGATGGAGGTAGCTTTGATCCAGATTTCCCCGATGTACCCGCTTAACCGCCAGCAGCTTGGCACATTCCGCAAGGAACGCGAGCAACCCTATTGCCGCTTCTTTCTGGCCTGCATCGCTGCGGTTCTCATCCTTTCGATTATCGGCGGCGCGGCGCTTTGCGCAACCCGGCTGGCTGAAATCGAACGCTACCACGCCGCCGCCGCGCGCGTGTGACCTTCCTCCAAACCGCAAGGAACCATTCGCATGAAGAAAATACGCGATGCCTCCACCATCATCGGCATGTTGGAAAACGGCCAGCTTAACCCCGCCTTCTCCGCCGAGATCGGCCAGACGCTGGAAAAGCTTTCGGACATGTCCGAAGCGAACCCCATGCAGTCTTTCAAGGGTTCCGTGACCCTGAAACTGTCCCTGTCCGTCAAGGACGGCATGGTGACGATTGCCGCCGACATGGAATCCAAAACCCCGAAGCTGCCACGCAAGAATTCGGTCTTTTGGGTTGTCGAAGACGGCGCGCTTTCGACCGAGCATCCCCGCCAGCACGACATGTTTTCGCCGCGCGAAGTCTCCGCAGGCTGATTTCCCAACCTTAGCAACCGCGTCCGGCCAGTGACCGGCGCACCAACAGAGGAACCGAAATGGACCAACTCACCCAAACCGCCGTCGCCGAGATCGCAAAGCTCGCGGCGCAGACCAACGCCGCGATTGTGCAGGTTCCGGCACCTGCCGACGCCAAGGGCATCCCCTCCAACGTCCCGGCGCTGCTGGACCCGACCAGCGGCAAGCTGTCTGACGTATCGGCAGTCTTTGCGCCATGGCGCACCCGCCCGGAGCGCAAGCAGGGCACCGCCAATGTTGAAACGCTGGATTCCTTCGTCAAGCTGGTCGAGCGCCACAAGACGGACAACAGCGTGATCTTTGCAGTGACGGACTGGCGCACCCCCGCCTTCACCGCCGTTATCGACTACCACGGCGATGACCCGGACAACGGCAAGCACCGGGTGCACTACGCGTTCCCGCTTTCCGAAGAATGGAAAGCTTGGCAGGGCATCCATGGCAAAGCATTGTCTCAAAACGAGTTCGCGGAATTCATCGAAGACCATATCGCCGAACTGGCCTCGCCGGACTCTGACGAGGTGAAAGACCTCGAATTGCTGTTCCGGGCGAAGATTGCCTATCCGAATGAACTGGTAGTGCTTTCGCAGGGCTTGCAGATCAACGCGGAAACCCGCGTCAAGACGGCCCTGAAACTGCAAACAGGCGAAAGCCAGATCGTTTTCGAGGAAGACCACAAGAACGCCAACGGCGACCCGATCACCGTGCCGGGCGTCTTCGTCCTCAACATCGCGCCGTTCTTCCAGGGTGAAAGCATCCGCCTGCCCGTGCGTCTGCGCTACCGCCTTCGTGAAGGCACGCTTTCGTGGACGTGCATGCTTTACCGGCCCGATATCCACATCACCAAGGCCGTCAACTTCGCCCTGCACGAAACCGCCGCAGAACTTGGCCTGCCGAAGTTCGCGGGCAAGCCCGAAATGTCGGCGTGATTTCACCCGGAGCGCGGGCGGTTGCCGCCCGCCTCCATCCAGCCAGAGAGAACCCAACCATGTCCGATAATACAAAAATCGAGTGGACCGACGCCACTTGGAACCCGATCACGGGTTGCGCTGTAGTCTCTCCGGGCTGCACCAACTGTTATGCGATGAAGCTCGCCGGAACCCGGCTGAAAAATCACAGGAGCCGGGAAGGACTTACGGTTGAAACGAAGTCCGGCCCCGTGTGGAACGGCAAGGTGCGTCTTAATGCGGAGTGGATGGAACAGCCGTTGCGCTGGAGCCGTCCGCGCATGATCTTCGTTTGCGCCCACGGAGACCTTTTTGCAGAAGGCGTGCCGGACGAGTGGATTGACATGGTTTTCGCCGTCATGGCGAGCGCCCCGCAGCACACGTTTCAGGTCTTGACCAAGAGGCCGGAGCGGATGCGCGACTACTTGTTTGCACGCCGACACCTGCCGTTTCCTAATATCTGGCTTGGCACATCCGCCGAGGACCAGACCCGTTATTCTGCGCGCTGGCCGTTCATGGAAGATATTGCCGAACGTGGCTGGATGGTTTGGGTTTCTGCCGAACCGCTGTTAGGCCCGCTTCACCTGCTCGCTACGCCGCTTCGGAAAGTCGGCCCCGATGGCAAAGTACACCTTGCACGCCCTCCTATGTGGGTCGTGGCAGGCGGAGAAAGCGGACCGGGCGCACGTCCGATGCATCCCGAATGGATACGCGCCTTGCGCAACCAGTGCCAAATCCATCGCATTCCGTTCCTGTTTAAACAGTGGGGCGCATGGAAGCCCGTACCTTGGAAGCTTGAGCGGATCGAAACCGAAAGTGATGCGGAATATATCGAGCGGTCCGAAAAAGAATGTTCCACACACGCGCTTTCTCGCACAGGATATTTGATCGAGCTTGATCACAAGCCATGGAGTTGGGCGCGCGTATTGCCGCAGCCTGACACCCACCATGCCGTTAAACTGGTAGGCAAGACGGCGGCAGGCCGCGTGCTGGACGGCGTTGAACACAACGCATTCCCGGAGGGCCGAGCATGACGCCCGAACAGCTTTCCGTTCTCGCCGCCCTGCCGCAACTGGCGCTGTCCGTCCGACAGCCGTGGGTTCATTGCATTTTCGAACTCGGCAAGCCAGTCGAAAACCGGACGTGGGCAACGAAGTATCGCGGGCCGGTCTGCATCCATGCCGCCAAGGGCATGACGGCGGAAGAGTGGCTTGACGGCCTTTATGTGGCCCGCGCCGCCCTGCCCGAAGGCCGCACCGGGCCTGCATTTCCGGGCCGAAAAGATGAACGCCGTTTGCCGCGCGGCGGCATCGTAGGAACCGTCGATATCGTGGATTGCGTCACGCGCCACGAAAGCCCGTGGTTCTTCGGCCCGTACGGCTTCGTGCTGGCAAATCCCAAACCCTGCGAATTTATCCCGGTCAAAGGCGCACTCGGCTTTTTCGACTGGCGGAAGAACCTTGAGGCGACCCCATGACAGATATCGTCAAAGCAGCGAAGAAGCTTATTGATTGCGTCGAATTCGACATGAATGGCGCAGGCGGTAAGGGTGGCAACGGCGGCTTGCTGTCCGATACCACCTTGCGCGCCGCCCACGATCTGCGGGTTATCATGAGCCGGGAGGCGGACCGCGAGCAAAGGAAGCCCGCATTTCGCCTACAGAACGGCATGCCGTTTGGTATCTCGGTTTTGATCGACATGCCGCCCGGCTGCGACATGGTTGCCGTGTTCGCCGACCACCCGCACCATGTGCCGGTATGGATGGGCCTACCGCACCAGCTTTACGTCACCACGTTTGCCAAGCTATTGTATGACAACGCAGCCGCAAGCTTGACCATCGTTCCCTATCGCAACGCGTCAAAGGTGACCGCGACCGAAAACGAGATCGCCCTTGCACTCGCTGAGTGGGCCAGCCAGCCCGCCAAGCTGGAGGGCGGCACCAATGGGTAATCGTCGCTATGTAGTCGCGTACGGCGAACTTATGGACCGAAGCGTCAGCCTCGCCCCCGAAAATGAGACCGGCGATTTCCTCACAAGAGCGGAAGCCGCCCGGCGCATCGTGGCCGAAATGGACGAGGTAATCATGCTCGCCAAACGCAGCCGCAACCGCGCCCAGCGCATTTTGCGCGCGGAGAAAAAGAAAGGCGCACACCTATGAAGCCCGCCCTTCTTCATATCCTCCAACACTCCCTTGGGCTTGACCAGTACGGACGAGGCACCTTCTATCGCAACCGGTTTGTGACAGACGCAGGCAGCGCGGATCATACTCATTGCATGGAGTTGACCGCCATGGGCTTTATGACCCGCAGGGCTAACGTTGAGCTTTTTGGCGGCAGCGATATTTTCACCGTGACCGATGAAGGCAAGCGCGCCGTCCGCGAAAATAGCCCTTCGCCGCCCAAGCTCTCACGCGACCAACAGCGATATAGGGATTGGCTTGACTACGATGGCAGCATGTCCTTCATCGACTACGTGAAATGGAAGTCTCGCCAGCGCCAGCAGATCGGCGGTGCGGTTTGAGCACGCCCCTTTTTGAGAGAATCGTGACATTCGCATACGAGGACACCGAGCGCGGCGAACTCATGCGCAAGGTCTGGTCAACAACTCCTTTTGTGATTGATTGCTACACCGGCACATTCAGTTGCCACCGAGAAAACCAGATGCGGCGTTGGCTGAATGAGAATTTCGGCAATGAAGCGCGGCCGATCCACGAGCGGGCGGGTCGCTGGCAGTTTGGAAGCGCCACCGTCTTCGGCTGGACGTGGCTTGGCTTTAGCACCGGAGCGGAATTGAACGCGTTTCTGTCCGCCTTTCCTAACGCGATTGAGGATGAAGGAGGCAATCCATGCCCAAAGTGAAAAACAACATCGCAGTGCAATTCACTTCAACCTTGACCCTCACAGAAACGGAAATGCGGGCGCTGGACGCTATCGTTGGTTATGGCTTCGATAGCTTCATAAAAGTATTCAAGCGCGACTTAGGTGAAAACTACATCCAGAGCCACGAGGACGGCGCGCGCGCCTTGTTCGCTACCATTAAACGTGAGGTGCACCCTGCACTAAACGAAGTGGCTGAAATCCGTAAGCGCCTGCTGGACATCGCCGATAAACCGGAGGGTGCATAATGGCCGAAGTAACCGGTCCCATTTCCAGCTTGCCGGGCAGGTCGCATGCAGTTCCCGAAGGTATGACTTGCGATCAACACCCGGATCGGCCCGCCGTCGCTCGCATTCAGGGTGAGACAGATTCCTTCGGCTGCGAAATGATAGACATGTGCCAAGAATGCTCTGACGAATACCGGGCATACATTAAATCCGACGAGGCAAAGGAGGATCGCAAAGGAACTTGCGATTGGTGCAGGCATTTTGCGGACGATCTGCGCGAGGCCAGAGACTATGAAGAAGGCATGTGCGGACCCGTCTACCGGGTCTGTGGCGCTTGCATTCGTCGGGTAAACGAAGAAGCTGCCGCAGAACTCGACTACCTTGACGACCTCGATTTTACCAGCCCCGACGACGACTATTGCACCGTCTGCGGAGACGAAGGAGATATGCACGGACGCGACGGTGCGTGGCAGGGCTATTGTGGTTGCGCTACGGGCCTTCGACTAAAAGGCGAAGCCGAAGCGCGCTACCGCGCTAAGTCGGAGGGCGGCAAATGAAAAAGCCAACCGCTGCCGACAAGGCGAACGTCCTTTCTTTCTGTTTCGTTGCCCTCACAGCATTCAGCGAAAACGCGTTGTCACCAACCCAACAAAGATGGGCGCGAGAGCGTGCCGAGAATTGCCTTTGGGCGCTTGGCATTCCCGAATTTAAAACGGACCGGGCAACGTATACCGCTCGCGAACTTGAAGAAGCCATGGCGACCCTTGATCTTCAAGCCACCAAGCTTTTGACGGAGGCCGGAAATGGCTGACCTTGCCCCAAACCCAAAGAAGAAAAGCCGCCGTCCGACGCTTCGAATTCGCGACGTGAACGCCACCCTTGAAGCGCTAAAAAAGAACGGCATGACCCCGACCGCGCTGGACACATTGCCAGACGGTACATTTCGATGGCATTTTACGCCACCGGCACAGAACGACGAAGACGATCTGGACCGCGAGCTTGCGGAGTTTGACAAGAAGCATGGTTACAGTTGAGCTAAAGGGCATCCACACCGTAAAGGCCAAGGGCAATGTTTATTATTACGCTTGGCGCGGTGGCCCAAGGCTCGACGGCCAGCCGGGAACGGCGGCTTTTATGGCATCCTATAACGAAGCCATCGCCAGCCGTATGGAACCGGAAAGCGGTCGCTTCCGCTCCATCATCACCCACTACAAGGCAACAGAATTCAAGAAGCTCGCCGATTCCACGAAGCGCGTTTGGTCGCCGTGGATTGATCGCATTTCCGAATACTTCGGCAATCTGAGCATTGCGCAGTTCAACCGCACCGACAAAATACGCCCCCGCATCCGGCAATGGCGCGGCCAGTACAGCGAAACGCCGCGCGCCGCAGACACTGGCATGCAGGTTCTTTCCCGCATTCTGTCCCATGGCGTGGACCCGATGGGCAAGCTTAGCGCCAATCCAGCCGAAGGCATTAAGCATCTCTACAGTTCCGACCGATCCGAAATCATCTGGACGGACGCCGACATTGCGCAGGTGAAAGCTGGATGCTCTGACGAGGTGAAATGGGTTATCGACCTCGCCGCCCATACCGGCTTGCGCGTCAGCGATCTGCTTAAACTGTCATGGTCGCATGTCGGCCCCGATGCCATCATCATTTCGACCGGCAAGAGCAAGCACAAGCGCGAGGCGATCATACCGCGCTACGACGCCTTGAATGAAATTCTTGAGCGCATCCCAAAGCGCTCGCCGGTCATCCTCACCAGCTCCAAAAAGAAGCCGTGGAAGCCAAGCGGATTGAATACGATGTTTTGGCGGGCGAAAGAAAAAACGAACATGCTGGAACGCGATCTGCACTTCCACGACCTGCGAGGCACCGCAGCGACAAAGTTCTACATCGCGGGGCTGTCAGTTCGCGTGATCGCCGAGATTATGGCATGGGAGGAAGAGACGGTTGAGAAAATTATTCGCCGTTACGTGGGCCGAAACTCCGCCACGAAAGAGATGATCCGGCAGCTAAACGAGGCCAGAACGCGAACATAA